CCTGCCACTGTCTGTCGATAGTCGTAATGTATTTCAGCACTATCCCCTACACGTCTGTAGCTCGCCCTATCTATTCCACTAGTCGTACTCCCTTTGGTCGGGTCTGAAACAGACCCTTTGATTACCATTGGGAAACTCACCCAATCCCCAACAACCGCGCCCGTCACAACGTTTCCTGGGCCGACGATAACGTCACTAATATAAAGAACGTCACTATTGGTTCCGTTATGTACGATACGAAGCTCAAGATACGCAGTACTATCTGTATCAAAGGTAGTTTTATACTCGCCAGTTGTTACAGGAAGATAACTATCTCCACTACTATCAGTTGATAATGTCAGTTCTGTATATGTTCCACTGTAGTTACTTGCACTATTTTTCCAAACCTCAATGCGCCATGCATCAGATGTATCGGCGTTAATGAATGCAAGGACGGCCTTAAGTTTCTTGCTCAAATCAACATCGTCAAGAGTAAATCTATAGTAAGCATAGGCTTCGTCGGTGCTTGATGTGAGACTAATTGCAGTGCCGGTTGTGTTCTCTCTCGGACACTGAGCTGCCGTCGTAGTTCTGGCAACAGTAAGGTTGGCAGAAGAAGCAACCCATCCGGTAACATTATCGGAAGCCGAAGGATTAATAATATAATTCTTCTCACCACTACCCGAGCCACTTCCTGAAGGGACCATAGCCGATCCATCACCAATATAAAGCTTTTTCGCAGCTGTATCATAAACCGCGTTACCAGCCGTTGGCGTGATCCCTGCTAAACCTGATTTGGTAGGAAAGATTAACTTCGATCCGGTATCACTTGCGGCACCTCCGGGGAAAATTTTATTGATGATGTTTAAATAATCGGCGTTGGTTAAGTGATAATACTCACCGGATTGTCCACCTTGTAGCGAAGTGAGGTTATTGTGGCTAGTCGCGTTTTGTCCTGCTACCGGGTTTAGTGCTGTTTTGCGCCAATCGATATAAGAAACGCCAGTATCAACCGACAAGATAGCAGACTTTACCGCGTTGCTGTACGTGTTTGAAGTTTTGTTGATAAAAGTAGCGATCGCTCTAAACTCTGGGAACGGCAAACCTTGCGTTAATAGCGTTGCGATTTCGGTTGACGCTGCAAGCCTAGCATCGGCCAGCAATTGATATTGATTATTCCCCATAATCGCAATAAGAGTACCATTATTTGCAGCAAACAAATGAGTAAGGACATGATAATTATTGGTGCATTCAATCAAACCAGCGCCAGTTGAGTAGCTATTGTATGAAGCCCTACCCGTTCCACCAAATGGAACAACTCCAGTGCCGTTTGTCTCGCTATAGCTTACCCATAGTGTTAAGTCAGGACGGTAATACCAAATAGTTTTAGCTGCACTGCTTGTAAGCGCGGCAATATCAATATCAATATCATCATCAGACACGATACCAGCTGTTGTTGAAAACCTTGCATGATCGATATTTGAACCGTTGCCATTTATCGAAGTCATAGAAGGCGTTATACCACTTCGATACTGAGTTGAAAGATAATAGTGGTTGTATAACCATACTCGTTTAGGGAATTTTGTAGTATGCCTTTCATTTGCGTTGTACAAAATCACTACGCCACTTGCATAATAAAATTCTGTGATGATGTGAGTTGATAGTGCTTGTGCTACAGGAAAGCTTGTAAAGTCCTCTAATTCTTCTGTATCACAGTTTAGTGCTAGCCAGTGCGGTCCCGCCGTAGGATTAACAGTTATACTTTTATTTCCTACTAGCTGTTTAAGCGCTCCCTTACAGAAATACGGTGTTGAGCTACCTACTTGTGTAAGCGTGAAAGTCGTCCCTACCCAGCTTCGCGTCATGTAAGTATTGTCGTATTCCGTCCACCCATGTGGATCGACAATATGAAAACCGGCTAGTGCAAATTCATCAGTCAAGTCTCTTATATTGACATAGATTTCACCTTGCGTTATGTGAGACTTAACCACAATACCAATCATGATATGTCGGTACTGATTTGATGGAAGCGTATTAGTATAAAGACCATCGGTAGTTGAAAGCCAAAGCACCGTACCATCTGCATAGGCGCTGGTGTTAAGATTTCTCACCACGCCGCTAGTCGTGTAAGGCCCTTCCTGATTATCTAAAATGCCTGAATCGGCTGTGACAAGTCCGATGGTTTTTTGAGCTTTTTCCGGATCATTGGCGTTGGCCTTATAAATCTTTGGCCTATTGCCTTGCGCGCCATCGATATAAACAATTGTTCCATTGGAAAGAGTGCCGCCGGTTTTATTAACGCCATCATCCTGCGTTTCTTCGCCCACCTGCACCCACGTGCCATCATATGCGCTTGATACTGCCATACATTTATTGTCAGTATCCCATGCGATAACGCCAGCGCGCCACGGCGATAGCGTAGGAAGGCCAGAAGTATTGTCTAACCATATCCCGTCTTCGAACGTTTCAAGCTTTGGATCAAACTTGCCATCGACATAGTCTTTTGACGCCGCTTCTATGGCAATGCCATCAACGTCAACGCCTTCATCGAATAATATTTCGCGTATTCTACCGACCATTTTTAGTATTCCTTGCTATGGGAAAATATTTTCTATTGCTGTAACTTGTACACCTGATAATGATTTATTAAGTCTTATTACGAATAAACTTTTTGTATCATCCGTTCCAAGCCATTTGCCACTATTCGGAAACGATAAATTTATCCTATCACCTAATGTTAATTCATAGCCCTTGTTAATAACAGTAAAATTATAAATTCTTATCGGATTAAGCTTATAAGCATCAAGGCGCGCTTTTACCGCACTAGAATAGGTCGCGCTTGATTTCAATATGTGGTTGAAATTGAATTTTATATCGCCTGATATTCTTTGATTTCGTTTGCTTGATGATTTCACGGTAGAATCTTGGGAAAATTCAGGATTAGCTACAATTGAAGCCGCTATTTCACTAAAGTCTATATCAGAACTAATAGAACCGTCTTTTATATCGTCCTCTGATAGCGTGAGAAGAATAGAGTTATATGGTTCATTTTCAAATAACCTAACAATCAATTTTCCATCATTATCAAGACACATAAAAGACATGGTTGACGCAAGAATTTTTTCTATCACAGTAAGGTATGTTTCCTGCTCTTTTGATCCTATGTCTGGTGATATGATATCTATGTACTCTCCATTTCCAATCTTTACCTTGAAATCCCAATATGAGTTACCAGCTACAACCATATCAGCATTGGAATCCGTAACAAGCCCTTTGCATTTTCTGGTAGCGAAATTTAAAGTTTCTCCAACATCATATTCTGATAAATCTTCAACCACTTTAAAATTCAAAAACCTACAATAATACTCTAAATCAGGAACATCAGATATCTGCCAACCTAAATCATCAGAATATAACCTAAACATATTAACATTGTTACCATTAAGGTATTCGTAGCTTGTGCCTCGGTAATCATTAGTTACTACACAATAAATTAAATTGTTTGCGCCATCCGTTTGTTCAAATCTAAAATTGTAATTTTTATAATCAAGATAAACTGGTGTGTTTCCTATTTTTGTGTAAACCGTAGGACCGCGATATCTTAATTTATAAACATTAGAAGTTACTTTTATACTTGATGTAGATATTCCTGAAAAGTGCCTTAACCCGAATTTTTTATTTACGGTATCAACCGAAGTTACAATCATGGAATGAAAAACGTTTCCAGTATCATTTTCAAGGTAAACAAGCATACCAGCGTACAATAATTTTATTCTATTTACGTTAGTGCTTTTCGCTTCAACTAAATATTCTGCATATTGTGTTCCTGCTATGCCTAAAAAATTAGACTGAACAAGTGTTATATCATTATTTGCTATACCGTCTATTAGTAATGGAGTAGTAGATTCATCGGTGAATAAATGAAAATTTTGTGGAAATTCATTATATGGACATCTGCAAACTATGTATTTTTTACCGCCAGGTAAAATATCGAAAAAAGGATCAGCAGTGCCGCAATACTTCAATGGAAAATCTGTTTCAGAATTCACATCATAAAAATCATAGTTTTTTATTACTGCTCTTTCACCAGACTCATCGGTGCTATAGAAAGCTGATTTTGTTTTGATAGCTGTCTTTTTTGAGCTACCGGCTAGAAAAAACGGTATAACAGTATTTTGATCTGTATCCAAAGAGCTGGGCCATGTATCTTTATTTATAGTAGACCATAGCGAACTATCACCAAATGTTGCTTCTTGCTGAAGTACCTTAGTTGATTCGATGATAGACAGAGATAAATCAGAACCATTAAACTGACACGATTCGCAAACACCTTTGAAAATAAGCTTTTTATTGGCTATTTCGTTTATAACTATCCAAACTAAAACTTCTGCATTTTTGAATGATGTAGTTAGATTCGCGTAATAATTATATCTCGAATCATTATTAATAATATTTATCGAAGTAGTTACAATACCAAATTTACCGTTTAAAATATCCTCTATTGATTGGCTAAAAGAAGTCTCCTTTAGCCTTCCTTCCCAAATTGTCTTGTCAGTGTATTGATCATTTTCAAGGTAAGCTGGCGCCAATACATCAAAGGTAGTAGTCACGAAAATTGCTATTTTTAGCACAACATTATATAGGTCATTATCATCATCATAGTAAAAATATACTTTACCAGCGTCACGGTCCCAGTACCAATTGCCGTTGGCGGTAACACTAGCAAGGTCAAATTTTCTTACTGGAGTAATATTTTCCGTAGTATCAAATTCAATACCATTTATAAATTCACTACTTGATACCTTTTGAACGTTGCCGCTATGATTTTCATATACCACGTATTGCCTTAGCACTATCTTAGCAAATAGACCTTTATCTATACTTGAATTTTCAACGTACAACAAAGTCATCGTATGGCCTTTCAAGGAATATTTGGCTATCTATGTAACCATTATCTGTAATATCTTGATCACCAGTTGTACTATATGTTCTAAACGGGTAATCTAAAGCAAACATAATAAATTTTGTATCAGATGTTTGGAAGTCTGAGCAGTTAAAAACCATTTGCATTGCGTAACGATTTCCAATAGCAAGAGTTTTGTTACCTGAAAAATCGAATCTCACGTATCCTTGTCTTAATTTAAATGAATTAGGTTTTGTGAAATCGCTTAAAGTTAATGAATTTGACGTGTCGATAATCTCGTCAGCATCATAGGATGGTGTTATTTTAAGCTGCATATCGAAAGAGCTATCAAAATCATCAGTAATCACATATCTGATTCGCATGTTTTTAAGTATGCCTGATATTGCGATCTTAGGATAACCAATTATGAACGCCTGATTTAATTCAGGTTCAAAAAAAAGCTGTCTTTTAGCATATGCTCCAAAAGTCATGTTAGTTGGTCCTAAATTCGAAGTTAGCATCAAAATAGTTAGCTGGCTTTGCTGTTATTGTTGGGTCATTTTCAAAAACACCGATATCCGTGAAAGCCGTTAGATCATTATTGAAATTCCCAGAATCAAGCGATAGATAAAAATTATTTGATTTTCCGATATCATAATATATTTGCTGTATTGCCGCCGTTTCAGCGCGAGTCATATTTGAAAACTTTAGACCTGAAAACCTTCTGTGCCTTCCATAGCGTTCAAAGTAAAGTCCACCAGCTTGCGATTCTGTACGAAGTGCTCTATCAACTTCCTGAATCGTAAAGCCAGCATCAACCGTCCTTCTTGGCAAAGCAAGATATCCACCCATGAATAACTGAGAGAATACCAAATTAGGCCCGAAAGGGTTAGCTGGGTCAATTATTGTTATCCAAACATAACGATATGAAACAGGAATACCGTTAGTTTCTAAAAAATAGTAACTTCCCTCAATACCGCTAGGAACGTTTACGTCAAGCGGTGCGGTAGTGATATCGTTTATATTCGATGCTTTGATATTGATTGTTGCGCCAGCTGTAAGCATGTTGGAAAAGTTTCTTTGCGGCATCAAAGCAAAGAAACTAATATCCATTGAATAGCCAAGGTCGTAATAAATAAATTCAGAAGTATGAATCCTTATTTCACCCGTTACCGTACCCGATACCAGAACAGGAACGTCAACATTACCGAGCATACCTATATCATACCAAACCGCATTGGTTTGCGTTGAAAGCAGCAAGGTAAAACCTGTAGTAGCCGATGTTAAAGCGAATTTATAAGAAGTTGTATATGAACACGATATAGTGTATCCAGTTACCGCTAAAATACGTGCTGAGATATGAGCGGCAAGCGTTACGGGATTATAATCACCGTTGGTAAGCGTAACCGTGTAAGCAGTAATACCAATTCCAATGTAAAGCTTATTATTGGCATTGGTTATTCTAAATAACCCAGTTGTAACCCACACCATGCCACGATTTAAATTTGAAAGATTGGAAGCCGGAAATCCCGGCAATGCGCTAGAATATGATACTATATTAGCGTACCAAAGAGAGTTTATATACATAAACCTAGTTTCGCAAGCCGAGCCAATTCCAGCCATTAGGCAAGTCTCCTATTATCTTTGTTAAGGGAAACCATAGCTTTTGCTAAAGTGTCCCTTTCGAGTTTGACTTCGATAGTTCTTTGCTGATTTGCAAGCAAAGCAATCATTTGTTTCAAAAGTTCATTCGTCTCTTTTGAATCTATTGGCGTTGTTTTTTCCCTATTTGAAAGATCATTAATAAGACTAAATAGATTTCCTGAAGTGTCTGCTGGTACAACAACTTCATTTGACGAAAGCATAGCAGGATATTGATCATTCGGATAACCGGGAGGTACTACGCCACCCTTAGCTAAATATTTTCCAATTACAGGAACGCTATCGGGAATTAATCCTTGCCCTTTTCCTCCAACGTTTGAAATCAATTTACTTGGATCAATTTTAGCAAATATTTCGTTTATTCCATCGATAAGTGCCATAGCCATGGCATTTAGATTTTCTTTTGAGAAAATCCTTCCAATTCCATCTATTAATGATTGCAGCATTGATAAGATATTTTCTTTCGAGAAAATCTTTCCTAATCCCGAACCAACTTGCATTGCAAAATTTGCTGAATTTTCAGTGCTAAAAACTTGTTTAAAAAATCCTGCTACCGCGTCGCCAAAAGATTTAAAGAAAGATCCGTCAAATAGACCGCCAAATCCATTCGTAAGCATCATCCCAATGTTCGAGAAAAACTCTGCAAAGAATTTTCCCCAATTGGCTATTTCAGCCGCCGCATTAGATAAACCATTTATGATAGATTTACCTAAATCACTTAACGCGACATTAACAGCATTTTTGAGATTAGCGATTGAAATAGTGCGGATTGCTTCAGATATGAGATTTTTAAGAAAATCTATGCCTTTTATAATAACAGCAGCAAAATCTTGAACCTTTGGAATCGCCGCTTGCATTTTTTCCCATAAGTATTCTTTGAGTCCGTCTACAACGCCAAGCATTGCATTAAACGTACCTTCAAAAATGAACCTAAAAAACTCGAAAGTAAGATCAATCAACGCTTGAGCAATTCCCGGTAGCTCCTTTACAATTTCTTTAGTCAAAGGTCGCATAGCTTTAGTAAGTGCGGCAAAAACAGCTGGAAGAGCCTTTATCAATGATACAATAATCTTTGGAAGTGCTTCGGCTATCTTTGGCAAAATGACATCAAGGTTTTCGCTTATGGTGCTGATGGTATTTAAAAAAGAATCGGTAAACTCTGCTACCTTTTGTTTTGCCTGTCCGGGGTCCATTGATGCTAATTCAAACGTAGAAGCGAGAATACTACCTATCCCAGCCCCAATAGCGCCACCAGTTGTACCGCCTATCAGAAAGCCCACAAACTCGCCTACGGTCGTTGTGATACTACCGAGCAATTTCTTTGCCGCTTCCGTTCCACCTTCTGCTCCTTTTGACATGCCTGATATCGCAGAACTGATAGCGCCAAACATTGAATCGAGAAGTTTTGGTAAATTTTCAGATATATGCCAAGCCAATTCACCCACTGAAAGAGTCAAAGCTTTGATAGCAGGATCGAATAAACCACCGATGATATCGCCGGTTATTCCCTTGCTTACCGAACCTTCGGGCATGATATAATTTTCCCAAGTCCTATCGCCCTCTTTTGGCTCCCTTTCTGTGCCAAATAGTTTTGATAGCCAGTCTCCAGCATCGATGAACGGCTGCATAAACTCGGCTTTTCTTCTTTGTAAATCGGTTAAGCCATCATCTCCCTTGCCTGATGTATCAAACATGCCTTTTATTTCTGGAATAATATCGGCTTCAATTGGCTTAGTTTCGGTATCAATGACTAAGGTATCAGCTTTTGGTTTGTTTTTTGGATCATTAAGCTTAGTATTTATCTCAATAGGCTTCTTGTTGGCAGCATCCTGTATCCTTTTCAAGGCATCATCAAACTTTTTTAGGTCAAGCTGACTAAAAGCATCCTTTCCGATATTTTCAAGTGACTTTGCTAAATCATCGCCTCTTTTTCTCATTCTATCCAAAGCATCATCAATGCCTTGAAGTGCTGATTTCTTTCCTTCCATGGTGCCGACAAGCCAAAGCCATGCGTTGCCGAGAAGCTTAAGACCATCGACAAATGACATAATGCCTTTGACTACCGCCTCAAATATGAAACCAAGTGACTTTATAAAAGAAGCTAAGGCGTTCACTGATGGTAATAGGTCACGAATTCCAGAAATGAGTGCTGTGATACCCCTCGTAACGAAATTGTTGACTTGGTTTTGACTCTCTCCAAGTGATTCATTGGTTTCGGCAAACGCGTTTGATAGCTCTTTTATAGCCTGAATAACCATAGGATTTTGCGTTATAATCGAACCAAGAGAAGCAAGAAAGTTACCATAGTTATTTGTAAGCTTGGCAATGGCACCAGAGTAAGTGTTTACCTCATTAGCTGCTGCACCTGCGAATTGTTCGTTGACAATTTGAATCGCTGCGCCTGATTTTAGTGCTTCTTCGCTCACTCCACGTAAAGCTGGCACTGTCTCGTTAAGCCGTCCAGCGGTACCGTCAAGTGTTTTGCCTAACATTTCTACAGCTGTACCAAGGTCAACACCCATTGCAGCGGAAAGATTCATTGCCGCCTCTACAAGTTTCTGCGCTTGATCGGCTGACTTTGTAAAGTTCATGGCAATCGCAAGCTGGCCTGTTATGACATCATCGTCAACAATTGACGCTTGCATCATAGCCGTAGCAAAATCTGTCATTGACTTAGAAGTTTCGGCGCTTAACTGGCCATTTCTCGCTAAAGCTGCATTAAGCTGGTTTAAGCTATTTTCAGCATCTACAGCTTCGGAAACGATGGTACTAAAAAACGAACTAATAGCAGAAACAGAAAAATATGCAGCAACGCCAGCACCAAAAAGAGCGATCTTGCTTGTAAGTCCTTCTAGTGCAGAGTTAGCAGAATTTGTGTCAATATTGAATTTTCTTTTTGAAGAGTCTGATATCTCTTTGCTTAAAGCGCCAACCTTGTTGTTAACTCCGTCAATCGATTTTTCTGCATCAGCGCCGAAAGTTTTTATTGACTCGGTAGCATTTGATGTATCAAACGTTGCGGTTAAATCTATATTGTTATCAGCCACGTTTTTTACCGCCCTTCTTTATTTTTTTATCATGTTCTTCTTTTTCCTGTTTTCTTATTTCAGCTTCGATATTCAACAGGCAACAAGCAGAAACACAATCAATATCATCCATAGAAGAAGTATAACCAAGTCCTGATAATACTTTTCTTTCTGTGTACAATGTTAAAAAAGGCATAGAAACGGCGTCAATTCCGTCATATATGCCCTTGTACCAACATTTCGTTGCAAATCTTAATTGGTCTATTTTTTTTTAGGTACGAAACCGTTTCTTACCAACTCCATAAAAAATTCAATAAACCTGTTTCCGATTTCGCAACAACTCAAATCATTCATAGTGGTTATTGGTTCAGAATCATCTAACGGAACGACAAAAATTTCTTTTACTAATCCTTCTGCCATTTCAATAATTATATCAACGGCATCAAATTGATTTCCATTAGTTTCTGATATCATTCTACCCATGGCATTTTTTTCTTTAAGATTTGGTAGCTGGATAGTGAAATAGCTGGAGTCAGCATAACCCATTTCACTAACATCACAAAAATCTTTAAAGAGGTATTTTTTAATCATTTTTCTATCCTTTCATGTAACGAACAAAAACAGGGATTCGATTAAACGAATCCCAAATAGCACTCCAAACTTCCATCATCAGGCACGAAAGCCGAAACTTCAAACTCTACAGTTGTCAATGATTCATCATCACCAACATTAAAGCTATCTACTGAGCAATAAGGAAGGTAAACACCGAAGCACTTACCCGGCACCCAGTTACCGCCAGCTTTCACGCCGCCGATGTATTGAAAGCGTGATTCTTTGTTTTGCAAAAGGCGATCGATCTTATCAGCGTCATACTGGTTCATAAGGCCAGAACAAGAAACTGTTACCGTTCTTCCTGTGATCACAGAGCCAGACCTACCCGAAGCCGAGCAAATGTTGTCGATCACTTTTCGCTCATTGCTGATAGTGATTTCAACCGAGCTAGGACCAAAGCAAACGTTGTCCGTTGCATCGCCAAAATAAACGATATGTCCTTTTGCTGCCAATGGATCGGAATCGTCAAAAGTAGGCGTGTAAGGTGCGGTGTAGACTTGAGCCGCGTCCGATGTGTATGTGGTAGCCGTGGTATCATCAGCTGAAACGGTGAAGCCTAACGGCACTCCAATGGTCCTAGCGGTGTTTGTACCACTTTGCCATAGTAAGCTGAAAACTGTACTGTCACTTGTTGCGATGGTGAATTTTCCGGTTGTGTTGGAATATGTAACAGTCACGGTTTTAGCTGTAACTGCGTCAATGGCATCTTGCAGCGCCGTTGCCAACTCTTGAGGTGTCTTATAGTAGCCTGATGCTACGCGAGCCGCGTAGGTGCCTGTATCGTCCGTGAAGTCAAGCGTATCATTGCTTGTTGTGATTTCGATTTGGTTGAAGAAGTATTCAAGTCCTTCGAGCGAAAAAGAACCGTTAATAAGCTGCCCAGCTTCGGCTGAGATAGCCAATTCGGTTACCTTTGCTCCTCTCACCATATCCTTTGCGCCGCCGTTACCGATGTATCGCCATAAGGATAGGCTTGGGTGCGTTGCAGTGTTGACCGGATAGTAGAGCACTGCTTTACCCAAAGAGACGCCGCTGGCTGGCGCTGCCGCAATCTTAAAGCCTAATGTCAGAAAGTCTGTAACGGTTTCGAGCGAGTGAATAAACGCAATCGAGTAGCCGTTGGTGCCATCTTTGATAAGTAGCGGTTGGCCAACTCTGAAGTTACTCGCATCGGCTACTTTGATCGCCGTGGTTGTTGAGCTAGATACCGTTTGGTATTCTGTTCCCTCAGTCTCAACACCACCAAACAGCGATTCAAGCAGTTTACCATATGCTGGCGCTTGACCTTCGACACCGCTATGCTTGATATAGTGTGAAAATGACGCGGTAGGATTTTCAGCGCCAGTGATCTTTTTTGCCATGCCGAGCGAGTTTTTCATCTCTTCGTTATCGAGTTTCTCGATTTCTGGCACCATTTCCAAATCACTCTGGATCGGAATGAAGTCAGTTGCCGCCGCTGGCTTTGTTACGGTGCCTTCGGTAGCTTCTTTCATAACCGCGAATACGGTTGATTTGTTACTAATTGGCATTTTAAAAACTCCCTATTTTAATATCCCAAAAACGTCTTAACGCTTATGTTAACGCCGCAAGCTATAAATTTGCGCGTATCAGTTTCTAACGGAAAAACACCGGAATCGTTTACCACGTCACAAATCGCATTCCCGGTTGAAATGCCTAAATACTGATCATTTAATATTGCTACCTTCACCGATGAGATAGCTTCTAACAGCTTTTTGATAGAGTTATCTTGCTCAGTGTAGCCATAGTTTGAACCGAAAAACTCGGTCACGAGAAACAAAGTAAAAGTCCTATCCCAGTCAGACACTCGGCAAAGATTTCTATTTGTCGTTTGTCCGCTTTCTACTTGCAGACACCATCCGGCACGCAATGCTGAATCGAAGTTTTCGACCAACTCATCTGCGTTAAAAAGCCGTGTCCACCCGGTTAGTGTGCTACCGATCAGAGTTACCAAGGCGTCATATGAAACCGATATGATAGTTGTCATCGGTAGAACCTCTTTGGTGCTCTAATCCTTGATTCAGTGTCTTTTCGAATATCACCACTGCGCGATATCCCAAATTTTCTTGTATCAAGCGCCTTATTATATGCAGCGTTGGCTCTCACCATATCGTCCTTATACTTGACGCCTTGCGCTTTATAAACCAACTCGGCTGTTTTATGCAGCGTTGGCTCTTTGAGTAAGCGCCAATCTAAGAACTGATCGCCAGTTAAGACTTGTCCTTTAGCGATAAGATCACTTACCAGTAAGTCACTTGCTATCACCCTCTCATCAAGAAAGTCTGTCTTACCCACACCGTAAACCGTCTTATACTGGGTAGCTTGCAAATCAGGATACTGCTTGAATATTGCAGCATCGGCTTCGACAAACAGCTGGCCGACATATTTCAGGTTTATTTTATCCATCGCAGCTGAAAATTTTAAACGTGTCCAATATAGCGTATAATAACCTTCAAAATTACCTATCTCATCAATGTACTTCGAATCATGACAACCGGGTGACGTGTTATCCTGAACAAGCAAATTAATGATACCAGACTGGCCTAGCGTTGCTCCTGACACCGCTGTACCATCTTGAACACCAATGAAATCTACAAAGCTATTGGCGTTCCAAAATGCTACGGCCATAGCGCTCAAATTATTATTAAGTGACGCGCCTAATCGAAGGTAAAGAGTATTGAACGGAAAAACTGAGCCGATATAGATGCAATCATCAGCACCGAAAGTCAAATCGATACCAGCATGATCGATATCGGTTACAAAGCGCGTTATATCCGATACAACGCCGCTGATTTTAGATAAAACAACGCTTTGGTTATTCATAACGCGATTCCTTGCCGCAAAAAAATGTATAGGCTGATTTAAAGCCTATACACCCATGAAAGGATAGTTACCGTTCCCGGTTAATCCCTTAACCGGCGTTATGATCTTTGTAGAAAACGTCAACCACGATTTTACCAGTTTTCAAATCGGCAGTGCCGATAGTCATGGTAATTTGCTTGCCATTTCCAAGCACCATAGGAACCGAAGTTGTGGCGGAAGCGACAACCGCATCAGTTGTTAAATTAGCTACCGCGCCTCCAGTTGCATCAGAAAATGCGTCATTATTATCAGTGTGGCCGACAATAACCGTTGCGCTACCATCAGAAGTAGCGGCGGTGATCACTCTTGTGATCACTTTTTCGATCAAAACTTTGCCGCTGATCGTGCCAAGGATATATACCTTGCCGTTATAAGCGCCGCCATCTTGAGCAAAATCATAAATCAAGCCAACTCGTTTGCTTTCGCCAGTGAAACCAGCGGAAAAGGTTTTATGGCCTTTTACTACGATATCAGTCATATCTTATTCCTTCCTTAACGCCTTTTGTGGCGCTTTTTTAATTTCGATTTCTGGTTTAGGTTCATCTTTGAGATAAAACAAAACAAAGCTTTCATTCTTCTTCAAAAACAAACCTATCACCTTACCAACTTCACCACTTTGCAGGAAAGATGCTACATGCTTTTCATCAGGTAGCACTTTCAAAATCGTATTGCGGTAGTCCATTAGGTAGGCGCTACCCAGCTAGAACCGTAAACAGGATAGTGCAGAGTGTCACCAATGTAAGCGTTTTTAGCTGCACCGCCTACCATTTCACAGGTAAGAAGCACGCCGCGCTTATAGTTTGCACGTAGGTCTGTTACGTTCCAAACCATCCCTGTTTGCATAACCGCATACAAAAAATCACGATGAAAGAAAAGCGCTTGGTCATTTGGAAGCGAGTTGTCTTCTGTCACGTTGAAATCAAGCAGTTTTCTGAACTGCATGGAGTTAGTGATAGGTGTCTCGCCAGTAAATTCAACGCTCGCTAGTGTTGAATCGATTGTGATATCGCCCCAGAAAGCGGGATCGAGAAGCGCAAACCAGTTGCCATCTTTTGGCCATTTTGAAGCACCAGCGTATACGCGTGCGCCTCTGAACTCTGTTTTGCTGATAGTCGTAACGCCGCTATCACCTGTCGAACCGTCTACAATAGACGATTTAACGAAAGAGTAGAGATAGGCGTTAATCTTATTGTTAATAGCGCGAATCATAGACTCGCGAAGCTTGGGATTGCCACTATCAAGCTGGCTTTGCAGTTCTGCAAGGCTTTCCATTTCAATGTTAGAACTGAATACCTTTGTAGCTTGGATGGCAGTTCTGACAGTTTCAACTTTCTCAGTTTCAAACGTGTCAGCATCGGTTCCAATGGTTTGCATAAAGCCAGTCAACGGTTTAATGACCGATACGTAAACCGTATCGCCTTTGGCTTGCAGATTGCCTTCATAGTCGCGGTTTACGATGTTGAGTAGTGGGTTCTCTTGATACAGCTGGGAAAGGCCAAGTGGTCCCCAAAACTTTTGGATTTGATCGGCAACATCTGCCATTTTCGTAGCGCCGTTTGTCATTTTTAAACTCCCTGTTTAAATTAAAATAGTCACTTTATTTGTGAATATTTCCATTTCCGTTGTTCGTTATACGGCAATTTAGACCAATCTTTGTATGCTATCGTAGTTGGTTGATCATTTCCTGTACCACTTCGGTTTTCACCCATGGAATTAGGGTTAAACTTCTTCTTGATAGTCTCAGGGTACATGGTTCTGAAGTTTTCAGCTACCTTGGCCGCCGACATATCATCTACTTCGCCGGTTTCAGGATTGACCTTAACTTCACTGATATCGATCAAACCAAAATACTTGTCGTCTAAATCACCACCCAATTTAGAAAGGACTTTGGATAGTTTTTGGCTACCTGCTATCCTTTCGTTTAGTTCACCGTATTTAGATTTGGTTTGGTTGTTTTCTTCTTCCAACTCTTTAATACGGTTTTCACGCGCCTCAAGTAAACCTTTCCAGTTACCTTCGGCGATCATTTTTTCCTCTGCAAGCTTTGAAGCTTGTTCTTCAATAGCGCGTAGCTTTTCTTTGGCTTTTTTAGCCTCATCAAGCGTCTTTTGGTACGTCTCGTATGAAACGTGACCTTTTCCGGTATTCTCATTGTTTTGATTTTTTTCACCGTCGCCGCCGGCTTCGGAGTTGGTCCCACTGGAACCATTTGAAGATTCGTTTGTAGTCATTCGTCTACCCTTTCATGTTAAACTAAATTTTCTTTTTTTAGCAAGTCCGAAAATTGCCTAATCCAAAAAATTCTTACCTGCTTCACCTCTTGAGGCGATAGCCGTAAGAACACCCTACCCATTTTTTCTTGCATGAACGCCTTGGTGCTGTTTGAAACACCATCGCGATCGAAGCCGGTTGGTCCGATTCTGATTGCATTCTTTCTGAAGTCCTTTACCTTGAGCGAATCGATCATACTGCCAGTCTTAGTTAAGTTTGATTTATTTGGTGTGGTCAAATCACTAAGAAACGGATAGCTTTTTCTAAAATCTTTGTAAGGATTTGAAAGCTTCTTTAGCTTGCTTTTTTCAGCCAAATTATCGTTAACACCATAGCCAAGGCGCGTTCTAACAGCGATCTTTTGAATCATGAAAGCGCCGATCGCTTTCATTTGTTCTGGACCTGATGCATCCATCACTGCACCGTTAAGCTTGGCTACCCAACGCGCCATGTTTTCCTTATTTTTTTGACTAGCCATTGCT